CAATGATGTTAATATTCCAAGTTATGACCATGATAGAAGTTTTTATCGTTTGTCAGAAAGTTTAGAAGAATATTTGAGAGACACTTGTAAAAAAGAAACTAAAAATGCTTTTTACAAATCTAAAAAAGGTCAAGAGATACAAAAACTTGATGAACTTGAAGAAAAAGCAACTGACCTTTTACATTCAGATATGATTGGTGCAGAAGTATTGAAACAAATTTCTTTAATAGCAAAAGAAACTCAAATCAATATGACAATTCCAAGTGAAACAATAAAAGCATTACCAAGTGGTTAATATAGATACACTTGTTAAAATATATAATAACTTTGGCGACAGGGAAAAACTGTCGCCATTGGGAAGTGCAGATGAAGAATTAATGTGGAACCAACGATTAACACCTAAACAAGAAAATTGGATTGAAAGATTTATTGTTGTTTGGGATTACACACAAGAAAGGAACTATGAAAAAAGCAAAAACAATATTACAAATAAAAAATGCAGTTAAAGAAAATCAATTAGTTTGTAATTATAAAAACTCTTATTACATCAAATACAATTCAAAAACAGATGATTATTATATAATTTGTAGAGACAATAATTACACAATAGGTTTATCTCATTTTGATAAAACAACAAATAAAGAAATATTAAACATGGGAGAACCTAAAGATTGGTTAATACACACACTAACTGAAAGTTGGGCTAAAAGAATAGAAAAATATTTAGTAGGAAGAACTATTATAAAAGTTGACTATTGTTCTGAAGAATTGGCAGATATACAAGGTTGGCACTGTCAACCAATACAAATTCTTTTAGATAATGGAACTTGGCTAACACCTACAAGTGATGATGAAGGAAACAATGGTGGAGCAATACACACAAACATAAAAGAACTTCCTATTTTACCTGTAATTTGATATATTTTTATTGACTAGTTAAGGCCAAGCAAAGCGAGAGTGGAACTTGGCCTTTTTTAATGTTATTGACTTAATAACATTATGAAAAAATCAGAAAGTTTGCTTTGGCAACGCATCAAAAAACTTAAATTAAAAGGACAGATTTTTCGCATAGAAAGTAATACTATTAATGGAATACCAGATGTTTATTGGTTGATTAATGGTAAAAGTATTTGGATTGAACTCAAGTCGAATGATGTCAAGAATTTAGGTCTTTCAAAGTACCAAATAAATTGGCATTTGGAACATTATCAAAACAAAGGCACTTCATATATCTTGCGCGAGACCCTCGCGCAGTCAACCTCTAAACGTTTTGAACTTTGGTTGGTTCGTGAACCGAGAACCTTGGTTCGTGCCTACTCATCACTTACGCTAAAAGAAATTTTTAAAAAAATTCAAGACGCTTGAACCACGTCTCACGCATGACTAACTGACTATCCCTATGGGATAGTCAGTTTTTTGTTTCATTAACATTGACTGAATGACTATGCATATGGAATTTTTTTTCATTAGTTAAATTAACATATGGCTTTTTTCGTAATTACTTACATTAACATTTCGCACGTACGCGTGACTATCTATATGGCTTTTTCCGTAAAGGTTTACATTAACATTTTTTTTAGATCCAGGACCAGAGCAGCTCTGTGTCTTTATTCCTCCAGGAATTGGTCCAGGAGTCGAGGCCGTTGGTCCCGGTGGTCCTGAGTCTGTAGAAGGTATAAGCTGCAAAATAAAATTTGACAGCTGCGGGCATCCCATGCTAATAAGATAACAACTAACAAAAGGAGAAAAATGATAAACTTTAAAGATCTAAAAAAAGGCCAGGAAATAAAAAGCAGCCAGCTGCATCCGTCCATCCTATGCAGCGGAAAGCTTCTGGAGTCACCGCTGCAGGGTCGTGGAATTCGTAAAACAATTTTAATTGACTCGAAGGGCTCGGAGCTAGGTTTATTTGATGAGGCCGGAAGCGTTTACAGTCATCAAATTAAATTAGCTAAAGTCAACGGCAAGTGGGAGAGCGTAAACCATGTTGCTTAATTATTACAGCCAGACTAAGATGGCTAAGGGGGAGGCCTTCGGATATAAAACGGCAATTCTACATTTTGCGCCATATGATTTAAGTGGTCGCAATGTTTGCCCTAAAGCAACAAAAGGGCCAGGCGGATGTATTGCGCCATGTTTAAATACTTCAGGCCGTGGCCAGATGGGCTCTGTTCAAAAAGCTCGAATAAATAAAACCAATTATTTTTGGAAAAATAAAAACGGTTTTTTGTGGGAGCTTTCAAAAGAAATCGAGCAGCTCAAAAAAAGAGCAGCGAGTCAAGGGTATAAATTCGCTGTACGTTTAAACGGGACCAGTGACCTTCCATGGCATCGGTTCAAAGTGGACGGAGGTGGGACGCTCATGGATCTCCATCCTGATGTACAATTTTATGAATATACAAAGGTACTTAATTACCTTGATCATGATCTTAAAAATTTGCATTTTACGTTTAGCGACTCAGGAAAAAACCAAGCTGACCAATTGGCAGCAATGGAGAAGGGCGCAAATGTTGCCGTTGTGTTTAAAGATAAGTTACCCACCAAGTGGATGGAGCGGAGAGTCATTGACGGTGATAAACATGACCTACGTTTTAAAGATCCGCGGGGCGTGATTGTTGGACTCGTTGCAAAAGGACTCGGGAAAAAAGTGACTAAAAATAGCTTTATAAAAATAGCATCATGATGGACAGATTTATAGCCTTTATTATGCGAATAGTTATATTTTATCCAGGAGCTGTCGGACTCATACTGGTCCTATTATTAATATTTTAGAATAATTCTAAACTACAACCCCACAACCTGGGGTTGTAGCAGCTAAAAAAAATAAATTTTTTTGTTGACTTCAGTAGTTATCTCATTAAAGTGGGACATGTGTTAAATATAAAAACTAACTAACAAAAGGAGTTAATTATCATGACACAACAAAAAGTGAAAAAAGCAAGTAATATTTCACCAGTTGAAAACGCTAAATTGTTTCAAGCTTGTGAAGTAAACGACACTAGAAAAAACTACAACAAATTGTGGACTAGTGTTAAGCCAGAAGCAATTGAAATTGTGGAGCGTGTAGGAGGTTCTATTATTTCTAAATATAAATCAAAAGCTTTTTACATGGAGATCTCAAAAAAGAATACAAAGCGATTTGATGTAACAAGCTTTAAGGAAAACTATCCAGATCTATATGAGACCTATTTAGTTGACGGGGAGAGCGTGGAACTTAAAACAAAGGTTGTCAAATAATGTCAAAAATAACTTTTAGAGGTTACAGAATTAACCTGCGATTTGTTAAGTCAAGCGACAGTTGGCAATTGGAACTTGAAAAAGGTGACTATATTAAGACCTTGAGAGTAGGACTTAATTTAACTTTGTCATCTATTGAAGATCTAGCTTTTAAAGAAATAGACAAGTTAATATTAGAAGAGACAAAAGCCTAATAAAAAATCACACGGCCACGCCCTCACGGGCGTGGCTATTCAATAGAGGTACCAAACCAAAACCAAAAATTAAAATTTTTATTTTTTTATTTTTTGACGATTTTTTTACTATATGTAACTTAGTTTACCTTAACATTGTACCACAAATAGAAGTACAAAGGCTTCCAACGTTTAGGGGTTTATTTTAAGGGGACCCAAGGGTATAGTGTTTCTAGATGACAAATACAGATTTATTGACCACAGATCAGCTTCGAGAGAGGCTCGAAAAAGTATGGTTGAAACATATAAAATTATGCCAAGACAACTTCTTATATTTTGTAAAGAATGTTTGGCCAGATTTCATTTGCCGTACAGACAAAGATCCAGAGCGTTGGGGACATCACCAACATATTGCTCACGAGTTTACAAAGATAGCTAAGAACAGTAAAGGAAGGCTCATAGTAAATATGCCTCCTAGGCACACTAAATCAGAATTTGCATCAATATATTTTCCTGCTTGGTTTATTGGAAAGTATCCAAAGAAAAAAATTATGCAGGTATCACACAACGCAGAACTTTCAGGAAGGTTCGGTGCGAAGGTAAGAAATTTAATTGACAGTCCAGAGTATAAACAGATCTTTGGAGATGTTAGACTAAGAGAAGATAGTAAGGCTAAAGGACGTTGGGAGACCAATCAAGG